CATTATGCTACTCCTAATCCAATGACAAATCTGCTTCCACATACTTATTGAGCAGAACATCTGATGAATCAAACGGATCGCCTATACTACGTTCCTTAATCGTAGCTTGAACTTGACCATCTTTTCCTAACTTCTTAATTAGAGCTTCTATAGCAGAAGACAACTTATTAATTTGCCCTGCTGTATCCTCACCTCTAGGAGATCCAGGAGAGGTGGGAGATGTAGATAATTCACGATTCCGATCTCTTCGTCCCTGCTCTATCTTAGTCACCTCACCAGGAGGAGGAAGAATAAAAACCTTTTTATCTACACCTGTTGTGGAATCAATAAAGGGATTCCGAATAGTAGAAGGAGCTGCCTTAAGCAAATCCGCACGCATTTGCATTTTATCTTTTAGAGTAGCCGTTACTGTAGCTGCCTCCTTTCCTGTTTTCTCAAAGGACTTTTTCTTAGCTAAAATTATGGCATTTATTTTATCATTAAACTTCCTTTGAAGCTCTGCTTGTTTTTGCAAAGACCGCCGTACATTAGCAGTTACTTCCCCCAACTCCGATAATTTACTACCTAATTTAGACAACCGATCGGTAGCTCCAACAGAAACTAAACCAAGACCCGCGATCAGACCCGTCGTACCCAGTAAAGGAAGTAAGGCGGCTCCCAACCCCATAAACTTACTAGCTAAGCCGCCCAAACCAAAACCTTTACCTGAACCTGTCTTCTTCATATTCTTAAGAAGCTCTTTTGTCCACTTAGCTCGAAAAGCCCCCTTATTAAAGAACTCCATAAGCGTGGCCTGCCCTGTCTTTTTTCGCTGTTCTACTACTCTAGGAAGTATAGGGCCCATACCACGAGCCTGGCCCAAACCCTGAAGTGCGGAAGCGGGAAGGCCATGAGCTAATGGCTGCAGAGAAGTAGCCATTTTTTGCTCTTTGCGTTCCCCCAACTTTTGAGATATTCCCCTACCTAAACTAAAAATATCTGCGGCTGCCCCACCAGCCATCTGGGCTAATGGATATACTGGACCCAAAGCTGCCGCGACACTAGTAGCTAACTCCTTACCTAAAGAAACAGTTCGCGGAAGTGTTCTGCCTAAAAAAGGCACCACACCTTCTTTAAGTTTTTTCTTTTCTCGCTTAGCTCCAGTAGTTACAACCTCCTCAGACACACTAAGAGCCGCTGGACTAACTCCGGTTTCTGCTTCAACCTGCTCCATTCGGCCCTTAAGAGCTTTTACTTCCTCTGACTTACCAACAAAGAAATCCCTACTAGCATTTAAATTTCCTATATTAGTTGCTACCGCACCAACAGATTCATCAGTAATTGAACCTGTATCAATCATATGATCTAAAAGAGCAGTAGTGGCGTGGACAATAGCTATAGATTCCTTAGCTAATTTCTTAAACTCACCACGCTGATAAGACCTATCCAACCCCTCAAAGAACAATAAATAGTCCTTGTCCAACTTTGTCTTAAGAGCACGAAAAGTTTTCATATCAGCAATATCAGCACCGTAAATATTTTCTAAAAAATACTTTCTATGCCGCTTACCAAAGAAATCTTTTTCATACCTCCACGATTGCCTAATCGCCATTTTTAGCCCTCTTCTTCACGAATTTGTTCAGCTAGTCTAGAATAATGCCATTCCAACAAATATGAATCCGTTTTTCTTTGATCCATAATGGGAAAGTGCATGTGATATGCTAAATTAAATTCCCTTTCCATAAGACTCTTCAATGGACGAGCCATCCGGAAAAAGGAAGTCATATTGAAAGGGGACATCAGTGCGGCCCTCCACTCCGCACTTCGGACAAACAAAAGAGGCTTCCATTATTGGTCCATGATAAAACTTATCATGAAATGCCATTATCCGAAGAATATCCTTAGCCGCCATATGTTTCATTCGTTCCAATACCTGAAGAATATTTTGCTCAGTAACAATAGTTCGAGCATATCTATACAGCATCCCGTCATCGTGGGTTTGATTATATTTTTCAAATTCCACATCGTCGGCAACAGTTAGTAACCGCAAAGCCACCTTCTCTCCACTTACTGGAAGCTCCACTTCGTAAGGCTGCTCAAAATCTTCCTGTAAATATTGCGTATCCAATTCTTTTAAATCGACGGAAATTTCCACCTCTTTTACACAGGAAGGACAAATGGTTTGAAGCTTGATAATATCCGTATAAGAATTGATGCACTCCCAAATAATAATATGCAGGCGATCACCTAAAGTCAGAAGCTCCGGCCTGACCCCCCGAATCAGTCCACGCAGAATGGCAAGATAGTTTCTCTCAAGATTAACGGGATTAATTTGGGCCAAAAGGATTTCATCTTGGCCTTGGTATGCACGAATGGAAACCCCACCAGGTTCCACTCCTTCATACAGTTTGCATCTAGAAGGTAGATTTATTGGAAGGAACTCGTTCATTTCTTCTCCTATTCATTTTTAAAATTATCACTAACTAAAAAATTCAGTAATCTTACTTGTCACAGGTGACACAAGATTCGTAACTCCTTTTCTAATCGAACCTATAAGACTGGATGGCTCAACACTATCTACACTTAACGTTATAGTAGTTCTAAGAACATCATCTGTTTCATATGATGGATGAAATCTAGGATGAACAATAGGAAAGGTTCCGGTCAACTTAAACCTTGTTGATTCCACCCCTGATCTATCATAAAAGATCAAGTAGATATCTCTGCGGTAATTGATCTTAGGATGATAATAACCTTTTTCATCCACCATCTTATTATACCAAGCATAGAAATAATCCAGCACAGAGTTATCCGAAGGCACTATAAATACTAAGTCTACTGTTTCAATGCTCTGTAAACCAGCGTAAAACCTTTGGAAAGCCCCATACCGCATTGCCGATAACTCACTTATGTTATAGTTACCTATTTGCACATCTTGGCAAAAGTCAGAAACAAGATAGCCGATCACCCCCCCGAAATCAGAAGGCATCATCAGTTTCCAATTAAAAGTTCTTTGAAGATGCCAAAGCTTAGATCGAATAGACTGACCAAAACCAGAAATATTAAAACCTATTTTTTGCACTAGTTATCATCCTCCCAATAATCATATGAGAAAGACACATTGTAAAAAATAGATGCCTCGTCCTCATATGCTACGGGAACTTCATCTACAGCTTGCGGGTAACACCCAGCTAATCGTATCTTATTTGTCACATTACCTTGCTGATCTTTTAAACGAAGATACACATCCGCCTTAATTAGAGAATCTGGACCGCCCAAACCTGATCGAACACCTTGAATAGCCTGAGACCAAGCGTATATGGCATCCCAAACCTCCCGATCATTCCCTTCAATAAAAACAGCTGGCCAAATATGCGTCATAGTCAACTTGCCCGGGAATTTAATCCCTGGCGTACCTAAATAGGGAACCAGGATCTCACCAAAACTCCTACCTGGAATAGCTGCACTTTGTGCTCGAACCTCCAGATGGTCCCTATTACCTCCACCAATAAGATTGGCAAAAGCCACATCCCACAAATACACTTTTGCTGGATTGCTTAAATCGTGTTTCAAATTTTCAGACGACATTCCGGACATTGTTATTTCCTTTCACCTATATAGGTCCTATTTACAGTAAACCACCGCGAGCTTGCAGCTCTTCAAAAGATGCTCCTGAACTTGTTATGATGGTCTGCAAACGGATAAATTCCACAGCTCTTGACGGCTTAACAAACACATCCACTCTAAGCTCACCAGAATCAATGGAAGCAGGAGTATTATTAGAGGTATCACAAACCACATGATACCCTCTGTCTCCTCCTTCAGTTTGGAAAGCACCTTGTGCAGATAACTGATCTAAATATTCAACTAACAACGCCTCAACTCTAAATCTAGTCAAATCATTATTAGGCTCAAATACAAAACTACGCAAGGAGACCGCCATTGATTTCTCAATAACAATAAGCAACCTACGCACGTTTACAAAACTCAATGCCGAAAGCTTACTTTGAAGCGTGCGTTGGCCATATATCATGTGCCCCTCTCCCCTAAAAGTTTGAATGGCATTTATCTGATTAGAATTAAGTAAATCCCTATCCCCCTCACTAAGTATGGCACCTGTAGATAATGTTACTGAAATAGCATCATCAATAATACCTCGATTCGGTCCTGCAGGAGCATTCCAAACATTTGCAACTTGATCATTATAAGCACACTGAGCAGCCGCATATCCCGATGGGGGAACCTGAATAAGAATATCATTATATGAATCATGTATCTTAGGCCATAATGAATACAAAGCAGCAAAACTAGTATTAAAGTTCTGAGTAGCTGTTCTGAATGTCACCATACTTAAAGCTGAAGATGTGCTTGCATACGGCATATCTAAAAGAGCTATGCAATCCATTCTGTCTTCCGCTACGTCCCGCATAGCTGTTTGAACAGCAACATCTGTTTCACCCCCATTAATAAGCAAACGGACATCCACTGCGTCCGGATTAGAAAAATCTTCCCAACCTGAAACTAAATCTGAAGCAGAAATATCACTTCCAACAGAACCACCTAAAAGATCAAGTCGAGTAGTTTGTTCCTTAGGTAAAACTGTATCAGCTAGTTCGCTGTCTACCACATAAATATACCTGCTAATTCCGTTGATTCGATCTTCAAGATTCATTTGCTTTCCGTAGCCATCAACCTTCCTCTTTCGTGAAACCGTCCAACTCTCAACTTGAGCCCAATTACCATCATCATCTTGCCAATAAACCACTATACTAAAAGTATACTGATTCACTGCAACAGGATCAGTACCGGTCTTAACATCCTCAATCTTGATGCCCACTCTATTATTCCACGCTCCAGGATCTTTACCTAAAATCTGAAACACAACATCTCCAGATAACCCGGAAGGTTCTGAGAAAGCAGAAGAGGAATGACCCGTAGCAAAACCTGCATTCACTTCTGAAGAAGTTGTGGCCATAATATTAACACCTCCCCAAAGTGCTCCATTCTCAACCCTAAGAGTATAAAGGCTATTGCCTTTCTTAAGATACGCTAGAGCTGCATAATGAAAATAATGACCAGTGGAAGGATCGGGCTCACCATACTCATCAATAAACTGCTGATCACTCGTCATCAATAGAATATTACTGGTATCCCCTTTTGCTGAGTAACCCACCAAAGCGGCTGGAGCACTTGCTACTCTCTGAACAATATCACTTATGTCTTTTTCCTGGACATAAACCCCGGGACTTTGAAATATGGACATCTTATTTCCTCTCTAAACTATTACCGTAACTCTTTACGTAATTTCACATCTACAATAAACTCTTCTACATAATGGCGGCCATCCGGCCCCAAATAATCTCTTCGTAAGGTGCACCTTGTGAGTTTATTTTTCTTAATACTCCACTTTCCCATTTGCTTATGCAAAGATTCATCGCCCACACGAGCGACAAATTGATTCTTAGATACCTTTTTCTTTCCCCTGAAATTTTCCGGATCTTTATGGTAATAGGTAATCTTACCCCATAATTGAATCCTCTCCAGCCATCCCAAAATAGTTACATCAAAATCCATTGGACAAATATTTGGAGTAGCGAGTTGATCTCGCATCCGTGGAGTAGCGAGTTGATCTCGCATCCGCTCCATCTCCTCAGCAGATAGAGCTTCTGCAAGTGAACTGTCTATCCCATCAAGAGATATTAACTTATCACAAAGATTGAAATACATTCCTACTCATCCTATACAATATCATATGGTCGATCAACGGTTTTCCTTAGTTCGGATACAGATTTTAAATTTCCGGCACAATGCAGATCCCCCCCTAATTTCTGTGGAGCACCTTCTAGGGAGGTAAGTTGATTATCGTTGCAATTAAAATGTCCTCCTACCTCCTTCGGAGTACCTTCTAATGAAGTGAGTCGGTTATCACCGCAATAAAAATCTTTTCCTACTTTTTGCGGGGCTCCTTCTAATGTAGTAAGCTGATTACTTCCACAATAAAAACCTCCTCCTACTTCTTGTGGAGCACCTTCTAAAGAAGTAAGTTGATTATCGTTGCAACTAAAATACCCACCCACTTTTTGTGGAGCACCTTCTAATGTAATAAGTTGGTTGTTTCCCGCATCCATACATCCACCAACTTCTTGTGGAGAACCTTTTAAAGAAGTAAGTTGATTATCTTCACAATAAAAACCTCCTCCTACTTCTTGTGGAGCACCTTCTAAAGAAGTAAGTCGATTATCGTTGCAATTAAAATGCCTACCCACTTTTTGTGGAGCACCTTCTAATGTAGTAAGTTTGTTACCACTAACATCAAGAAAACCTTTAACAATGCCTAAATTAGGCAATTCAATTAGCCCTCTACCATGCAAATCCACATCCCCCTCACTATTCCAAAAACCCGCAGCATCCTGGGTAGCTACTTGTTTAAGACTAGGAATAACCCGCTTAATTAAATCTTTCGCAGAATTTGGCTGAAAAATATCTCTAAAATCTTTTTCTTGAACCCCCATTCTCTTTTCTAATTCCTCCATCGAAATTGATTCATCCTCCTCATCAAAAATTTCTTTTCCTCCTGTAGAATCAACAGCTACGGCATATTTTTTATTCTTTTTCTTATCCATTATCATATAAATTCTTATATTTTCCTCCCAGTATCTCTTCCAAAAAGTAGAAGTTTTACCTGAAATACACCATTTTGTATTAGCCCCATAAAAACGGGAAGCCCCATAACTTTCAGGAACTACAATTAAATAATCATCCGTTTCTTTTATCTTTGTAGATTGTCCTTTTTCTTGTTTCTTCTTCTGTGTCTTAGTAACTTCTTTTGTTTTTCCCTGTACAAGCTCATCAGCTTGTTCTAAAGAATACTGGGCTATATCTGATTCTTGTCCTTTAATCTTATTCTGTTTTACAGCTTTATCAAACAGTAAAACCACATCTTTAATATGTACATACCTATCTGGTGCTATCATTGATTGCTTCAGCATCCATTGAAGATACTTTTGCTTTCCTGAAGGATCGTTCTCCACAAAATAATTGAAAGTTTTCTCAGGAACCTTATCGGTATCTACAAATTGTTTCTTGAGATCATCTTTTCTACC